ATCTTATGGAACATTTAGTACTGGAATTAATATTAAAAATCTTCATAATATTGTCTTTGCTAGTCCAAGTAAATCAAGAGTAAGAAATTTACAATCTATAGGTAGAATTCTTCGTAAAGGAGAAAATAAGAATAAAGCAATTCTTTATGATATTGCAGACGATATTACTTACAAATCAAAAAAGAATTACACTTTAAATCATTTAATTGAAAGAATTAAGATTTATAATGAAGAAAAGTTTAATTATGAAATTATACAACTAGACTTTAAGAAATAAATGGAAGAAGATTTTTATGCTATCATTAAATTAGTATCAGGTGAGGAAATACTTTCAAAAGTTTGTCCTTGTGATGAAGACGATAGGATTGTGTTAATTTTAGATAATCCTATTACTATGGAATCCATAACTATTCGTCAACTTGGAATATCAACTATCAAAGTAAGTCCTTGGATAAAGTTTGCTGATGATAGTATGTTTGTAATGGATATGGAAAAAGTTATAACGATGACTGAAATAACGGATGAAGATTTAATTAAAATGCATCAAAAGTTTGTTAGAGAGAGGAATAAAAAATCCAATAAAAGTGAACTGACCTCTAAAATGGGTTACTTATCCTCAATTGCTGATGCCAGAATATCTTTAGAAAAACTCTACAAATCTATTTAAAGATATAACTTATCTTCAACCCTAACAGAGTGATTATAGACACATTCTTTATAGTTGTCAACTATTGATGTTTTATGGTATGATAAGCACAGATAATAAGTTCTTTAGACTTTAACAAATGAATAAAACAAAGAAAAATCCACATTATGTAAATAATAAAGATTTCCACGATGCATTGATAAATTATAAAATCAAAGTAAATTCGGCAAAGGAAAAAGGTTTACCAAATCCAGTAATTCCAAATTATCTTGGTGATTGTTTTTTAAAAATTGCAACTCATTTATCATATCGTCCAAACTTTGTGAACTATATGTTCCGTGAAGATATGATTTCTGATGGTGTTGAAAACTGTGTTCAATATATTAATAACTTTGATGTAGAACGTAGTAATCCATTTGCTTATTTTACACAGATTGTTTATTATGCTTTCCTTCGTCGTATTCAGAAAGAAAAAAGACAAATGGAAATTAAAGAAAAAATTCTCGAAAAGAGTGGATTCGACCAAGTTTTTTCTGTAGATGGTGATGCATTTAGTTCTTCTGATTACAATACAATTAAAGAAAATATTCAAATTAAACTTTATCAATGAAAATTGGACTGATTACAGATACTCATTATAATTTCCGTAAAGCAAATAAATCGTTTCACGAATACTTTGCTAAATTTTATGATGAAATCTTTTTTCCTATATTAAAGAAAAACAAAATCAAAACAGTCATTCATTTGGGTGATGCTTTTGATAATCGTAAAGGTGTGGATTATTGGGCTCTCGATTGGGCAAAAGAAAATGTTTATGATAGATTTCAAGATTTAGGAATTACTGTTTATAATATTGTAGGAAATCACGATGCTTATTATAAAAATAGTAATGAAATCAATTCAATAGATACGCTTCTTCAACAATATTTTAATGTGGTTCGAGTTTCAAAACCAAAAGAATATATCATTGAAGGAATGAAAACAGTTCTTCTTCCTTGGATATGTACTGATAATGAAAAAGAAACTTTTGAACTTCTTGGAGAAACGGAAGCAAAAGTAGTTTTCGGTCATCTTGAACTGAATGGATTTACAGTTTATCCAGGACACGTTCATACAGAAGGACTAGATAAAAAAGTATTTCAAAAGTTTGATAGAGTTTATTCGGGACATTATCATACTCGTAGTGATGATGGTAAAATCTTTTATCTTGGAAATCCATACCAAATGTTTTGGAATGATGTAAATGATAAAAGAGGATTTCATATTTTTGATACGGATGATTATAAACTAGATTATTATCAAAATCCTCATACGATGTTTGAGAGAATTTATTATGAAAATAATAATCCAAAGGATTTTGATGCATCTTATTTGACCGATAAAATGGTTAAAATTGTTGTCCGTCAAAGAGATGATTATAAGATGTTTGATAAGTTTGTAGATTCAATAGTTAGAGTAAATCCATTAGAACTTAAAATTATTGAGAATATTGATGTCTATGATGAAGATGTAAATTGCGATGAAATTCCAACAGAGGATACGTTAAGTATTTTGGATAAATATGTGGAAGAGTCTGAATTTGAATTGGACAAAAATACGATTAAAAAACTCTTACGAGAATTTTATAAAGAAGCATTGGAAGTAGAATAATGTTTTTACTCACTATCGCAGAAAAAGAAGAAGAAGGTGCATATGCAGTAACGGATGCTAATGGTGAGAAGGCATTATATTTTTTTGAAGAAGAAGATGATGCAGAAAGATATGCTGGACTTTTAGTTGCTGAAGATTACCCAGAAATGACTGTGGTAGAAGTTGATGATGAGATGGCTATAAAGACTTGTGAGATGTATGGATATAATTATGTTATAATTACCCCAAATGAATTTGTGATACCACCAAGAGATTATGATACTATTCAAACAAATCGCATATCGTAATTTTCTTTCTTCTGGAAATCAACCAACAGAAATAAAATTTACAGATACGCAAACTACATTAATTGTTGGTGCAAATGGTTCAGGGAAGAGCACAATGTTGGATGCTCTTTGCTTTGGATTATTTAATAAGGCATTTCGTAAAATCAATAAATCTCAATTAATTAATTCAACCAACGAAAAAGAATGTTTGGTTGAGATTGATTTTAGTATTGGAACAAAAGAATATAAAGTTAAAAGAGGTATTAAACCAAATATTTTTGAGATTTGGATTGATGGTGTTTTGCAAAATCAAGCAGCAGCATCTACAGACCAGCAAAAACAATTAGAAGATAGTATTTTAAAATTAAACTATAAATCATTTACTCAAATTGTAATTCTGGGTAGTGCTTCATTTGTACCTTTTATGCAGTTGTCTACCGCAAATCGTAGAGAAGTTGTAGAAGATTTATTGGATATTAAAATCTTTTCTGCAATGAATGCAGTAATTAAAGATAGAATTAAAAATACAAATGACAAAATTAAAGAACTTTCTTTGAAACAATCGATGACTGAAGAAAAGGTCGAGATGCAAAAAGAATTTATCGAGAGTATTGAAAAAAGTGGTAAAGAAAATATAGAAAAGAAAAAAGATAAAATCACTTCTATTACCACTTATATCGACCAATTAACAGCAGAGAACGTACAGAAGTTGGAGGAAGTATCAAATACTCTTCAACCTCAATTAGAGAACCTTTTGGACGCATCTAAGAAACTAAAACAACTTTCTAATTTGAAGGGTAAGATTTCCGAAAAAGTATCAAGTATCACAGAACAGCACAAGTTTTTTAATAATAATTCGGTATGCCCTACTTGTACTCAAACTATTGAAGAAGAATTTAGATTAAATAAAGTTAATGAATCTGAAACCAAAGCAAAGGAACTTCAGCAAGGTTATAATGAACTAAAATATGCAATTCAACAGGAGGAACAAAGAGAACGTGAATTTAATGTCGTTTCAAAAAATATTAGTTCTTTAAATAATGAAATTTCTAACAACAATGTTAAAATTTCCCAACTTAATAAACAATCAAGAGACCTGGAACAGGAAATTCAAGACATTGCCAACAAAATTAAAAATAGAAATACTGAAAGAAAGGTATTAAATGAATTGGAAAAAACTTTAGATTCAATTCAAACAGAAAAGGCAAAACATAAAGAAAATGTTTCTTATTTTGACTTTGCACATTCACTAATGAAAGATGGTGGAATTAAAGGTAAAATTATTAAAAAGTATCTTCCACTTATGAATCAGCAGATTAATAAGTATCTGCAAATGATGGACTTTTATATTAATTTTACTCTTGATGAAGAATTTAATGAAAAAGTAAAATCTCCTATTCACGAAGATTTTACTTATGAAAGTTTTAGTGAGGGAGAAAAAATGAGAATCAATCTTGCAATTTTGTTTACTTGGAGAGAAATTGCAAGAATGAAAAATTCAGTCAATACTAATCTTCTTATTTTGGATGAAGTGTTTGATAGTTCTTTGGATTTTATGGGAACAGACTATTTTACAAAAATTATTAAGTATGTTATAAAAGATACTAATATATTTGTGATTTCTCATAAAACAGACGAATTG